TTGCTCGGAGTTGGTAAGGGCTACCCATCGCCTTGTAGGATTCAGGCTTTATCTGCAAGCCAAGCATCAGGGTTTTATTGTAGAACATCTCCGCATCTATGCAATAGTCGTGGTCAATGTTAAAGGTGGTCTTCTTGAAGTGGGCATCGGGGAACGCTGCGTTCAGCTCCTTTACTACAATCAGCTCCTTTTGGTAGCCGTTCCAAGTCTGCCCGATTACACGATGCCAAATGTATTTTTTAATGTGTTGCTCCTCAATCAAGGGCAGCCTGCTCTTTAGCTCTTCAAATACAACCGTAAGCCCTGCGAAGCCTTGCATCTCCTTGTAGTATTCTTGCCACCCTTCCTGTGTGTTTAGGGTGTTGCTTTCATAGTAATCAGAGATCAACCGCATACACTCACCGACATACACCTTGCCAAAGAATTGGTTTATCTGTGAGTTCTTGTTAAGCTCACCAAATAAGGTGTTGGGTATGTCAATAGTATAAAACACTAATAGGCGTTGTAAAGGGTCTCTAACTCCTGCAACCTACCACGAAGGCAAGAGCCGCAGTTCGTTGGCTTTACTGAATCCTTAAAGACTCGGTTGTAGATTCTATTCACTTCCGTCTGCTCAATCGCAGTCACGGTGTTCCTGCCTCGCATCTTGCCAACAAACTCGTATTCTTCTTTGGTCAAGCATTCAGGCTTCCTGTACCTAAATAGCTTGTTTAGTTTCTCCTTACGGGCATCACATCCGCAGTCAACTCCCGTTGCTTCGCTAAACCAATCTACCGCAGCCTTGATGCCTGTGGCAGTTGTGATTTGCTCTATGGTATCACCCAAGCCGCTTGGCTTCTTTGTACGCTTTGTAGGAGTCTTGGCAGTCTTCTTGGATTCGCTCTCTTGCATTTTTTAGTGTGTTGAAAATTGATCGTGCTGAAATCTTGGTCTCATCCGCTAAAGTACGGATGCTCATATCGGTGTTATGGTATAGCGCAAATATCTTTTTGTCGTACCAATGCCAATCGGTTTGGGTTGACCACACCCTGTCGTAAAGTTGGATGAGCTGCACCTCTGCATCTTCGTTGGTATCTTCAAAGATAAACTCCTCTAAAATGTCCACGTCTACAAATTCAAACCTTGCTCGTTGGCGCATCAAGGTGGCGTACATATTCCGCAGCGTAACATAGACAAAGAAGGTGTTGACCTCCGTCTCGTTGTACATTATTTTCTCGGCATCATCAACGTATTTGTACAATCTGACGTACATCTCCTGCGTAAGCTCTTGGGCAAGGTCATCGCTTGCGCCAAAGCTCTTGCACATCCGAATCCAATCGGTCTGTCGCTTTGCTAATACTGCGAGGAGTCCCAAGTGATTTCTACGATTATCACAAACAATGCAAACTGAACGGTGTGCATCACAATATCTTCTTCAAGGTAATCGGTCTTTGACCAATTTGCCCCAACTACAAGCCCATAGATTGGGTAAAGTCCTACGTTAAAATTCATCAAATGTGCGTTTAAGAGTTAGATACAATTCCTTGTATTTAGATAACTCCGCAACGACTTCATTGAGTTTATTTAGTTCCAATTCTAAAGATTGAAAGTCAGGCTTGTCAATACAGGCCATCGGGTTCTCCTCAAGAACGCAGCAAGCTACCTTATAGTAGTGCTGATAGTCCCCGTAGATTAGTCGGTCTTTATGCATCCTTACCGCATAGGCTACCGAGCTATGGTCTTTGTCTATGGCCTCGCCAAGTTCGTGAAGGGTGGCGTGGTTTCGGAATGCTGATACGAATGCTGCTCTTGCGGTGCTTTCTTTATGCGCACGGCTGCCATTGTCTTGGAACCCAAGACGGGCATAGTACTGTTCTTTAGATACTTTTAGTTGACGTATTTCAAATGGTCTCATTAGCATTTGCAGCGTTTCGCTCTGCCCTCGTTGTAATTGGTTATTATTTTAGTTATCGGCATAGTGAAGTGCTTGTGATCTTTCAGTCTTTTGAACTTCATCTCACTCGCCCACTCCACTAAATTGTCATCTTTGTCTTGTACTATGGTGTAGTCCACCACAAGGTAGTCCACTCCATCTACTGCAAAGCATTCGTACTTCTGAAAGGGTGAGAATATCTGCTTCATAGCGAGTCCTCAATAATCCCTTGCAGGCGTTGTATCTCGTATATCATTTGCTCGCTATCTACTCGCAGCTTTGAGTTGGCAAGGTACATCTCGTTCATCTTGCCTTCTGTGAACTGTCGGTAGTCAATAAACTGCTGAAGCAATAAGTCTGCGTAGTGGCAACTCATAACGTGGTGCAGTAGATCATCTTGTACTTCCCTGCCGTTTGCTTTGTCTGCTGCTTGCTTTGCTAACCACATCGCAGTACCTGCAAGCATAAGTTGCTTCTCCCGAATGTAAAGGTCGTGTGAGTCATCAGAAGGGTACATCGCTCGCAGGTGTTTCATCTAATTTTATTGGCAGCAAGTTACGCCCATTTATCACAAAACCGACATTCCCCAACACGCTCTGTAAAACAAGCGGAGTTTCAAGGGGCGTTATGCGCCCTCCCGATTCCATCTCCTTGACCTTCCTAACGTGAATGTGCGTGTATATCCAATCGGTTTCGTGAGCCGCAAAGCGGTGGATTACGATTACGCAGTCGCTTCTGTTGCCCCACTTGCCACCTCCTTCAATGTCTGATGTGTTGGGAGGCATCGCCATCCCCTCGTACTTGTGGCCTTTGTAAAATACTTTACGCATTGCTTCGGTTACAGGGTGAGCGTTTACGATTGTCGTGACGTTGTTCTGATGCGCAAACACCCGAAGGGCAGAGGCTACCTCATAATGGTATTCGTGCATCCCTGTCTTGCCAAGTTTCTTTTGGTCGGTGCTTAAGGAATTGTAAGGGTCAATAAGTGCGCCCGTGTAGTTCCATTCGTTCTTGATGGAGTTCATTATCTCAAGAAGTTCGAATGCGGTGAATAGCCTGTTGCCGTCTATGAATTGGAAGTACTCGTTGATAAAGTCCAACTTGCGAAACATCATCCCTTCATCAATTCCTTGAATCGGTTTGCAAACAAGGAACTCAATCAGCTTTCGCTTTAGGCTTGGCACTTCGTTCTCTGCGGAGTAGATAAGCCACTTTTTGCCGAAGTTATACGACTGCAAGAGCATAAGGTAAAGCAGCGTGTGTGTCTTGCCCACGTTTGCGTGGCCTACCACTACTACAAATTCACCTTCTTTGAGGCGTAGGTATTGGTCTACTTCATAGACACCGAGCTTGCCCGTGTCGTAGTACTTGCCCTTGAGGGCGCGTTGCAGGTATGGTAACGAAGATTCGTTAGAAAGAAGGTCGGGGTGTATCATTGATTCTGATTGGTTAGCAAATATAACAAAATAGTTGACATAAAAAAACCCCTCCGTAGAGGGGCTTCACACAACGACCTATTAAAAACCAATCAGAAAGGGTCGTTGCGATTTGCGAAATGCTCCGTGTGTGAGGCAGGAGCCGAACTTGCACCTGTCATCCAAGCGTTAAAGGTCTCTGCGTTGGCAAGGATGGTGTTGACATCGTGTTGCGCAGCACAAGCGTACTCAACCGCAGACTTCAAAGCAACCTGTCGGATGATTGAAAGTGAGCGCTCATCGTTATTTTTAGGCGCAGATGGAGCTGATTGGTTATAGCCTCCACCACCGCCAAAAGCATTGGCACGTTGGATTTTCACCGTGCCCTTTTCGTTCTTGGTGTACTCTACCTCATCGCCTACTGCGTAGGGAGGGGTCTGTGATTTAGCAAAGGCAGTACCGAAGTCTCCATTGTCGAAGCGAACTTCGAGTTTGAATAAATCCTGCCATTGGCCTGTTGGGGTGATTGAAATAATTTTTGACATAGTATAGATTGGTTTTAGATAAATAGAATTGATTGCTGCTCCAAAACCTCAATACGAGCTTCAAGCTCTTGTATCTTGTTTTGAAGTGCTTGGATTTGTGCTTGTTGCACTTGCACCATTTCGGTGTAAACGTCTGAAGAAAAAGATAAAGTCATAACTGATTGGTATTAAGTTACGACAAAGATACAAAACTATTCTGTAACCAACAAACCACTAAAGGTTATTTCTGCCGTGTCTTTTGGAATTGTTGTATCGTGTACCAACTTTAAGGAATGCACATATTTGCGTGAGTCATCCTTTACGCCACCCCAAGTCTTAAATGTGTCAAGGGCAAACTTCACCGCCATAATGGCATTGTCAATATCGTATCGGTAATTGACCTTGCAATGGATGTGGACATCCTTTATCTCTTGCAGGTCATACTTCTCAAGCTGCGACATCACCTCTTTAGATACCAACTCCTTTGCCTTTACACGGGCAGTCCAATGCTTTGATGCGTAGAAGGCGTTGAGGCTTGGAACCTTTGTGACTACGACCTTGTACGTTTTCAGTTGTCGGGTATCAGATAGCCGCATTGGATGGCGAAGTGCAGGTCTATCTTGGCAATTTCACCGAGTAGTTCTTGTTCTTTGTATTTCGCCTGTTGGCGAGCGTTGTATGTGTGTTCGCAGTTGGCCATCAGCGTAGCGCACTCCTCTAAAAGAAAGTCTATCTTCCTGCGTTTGGCAGGGTTAGTATAGTACTGCATATTTTCCTGTTGTTGTTTGGCTTCCTTCGCTTGTTGCGCTAATGGTTTGCTGCTCATCTTGGCGTTCAAGTTCAAATTGTAGGTGTGCGATAGCCTTGCGGATATCATCGCAGATAGGATTGTGAGGTTTCTTACCTGCTCGCATTAGGTAGGTGAGAGCCGTACCCAAGTTGTAGTTATCAGGTTGGAAGTCCATCACAACATCCTTCGCCTCTATCTTCAACGTCTTGCCGATGTAGTACTTTGGTGTCATTAGCCAAAGGTACGTCATCCCAATAAATGTAGATATGGTCATTCATTATTTAGAATCATTACAAATTAGCATAAGGACTTGCGTATGTCAATTTTATTTTGTTTTTTTTACAAGTTAACTTGATTAGTTACTTAACTTAATCAACTTTCAAGTTGATATTAGTTAGTAGTTAGTCAACTCTTAACTTTACCACAACTTAAAGAAAAAGAAACTTAATAAAGAAAAAGAAAGAAGTTGCGTTCTAACGCATCCAAATACCTCAAGGCATACACTTATACCATTTTAGTATTTAAGTGCAGCAGAAGCCAAATAAACCTACTCTACGAGCTTGTCTATCCACTTCTTGATGAAGTACGCAGCGACAAGGATAAGTCCAAGCATAACTGCTGCACCTTCAAAAGTCCATCCCCTCTGCTTCTTCTCCTTTGTGAGAATCTTGGTCTGTGTCACTCGGATCGTATCGGGCAAGCACGTTGCCTCAACGAATACCTTTCGGTCTATGTACTGAAGCTGAAGACGCACCTTGTCTTGGTAGATTGTCGTGTCCTTGTAGAGTTCGAGCGTGTCCGTTAGGTACTTTGTCTTGGTGACAATGACCGTGTCCCTTACAATTACACTCTGTAGGACGGGTTTCACAGTAGCGCAACTGCTAACTACCGCAAGAGTCGCAGCCATCGGGAGAATCCACATTGCAAGTCGGTTGGGGTTTAGTTTCAAGGGAGTCAAGCCATTCATCAAAAGAGGAGGTATTTGGTTTTGCCATTGTGCTTTACTGCTTTTAGGATTTGTTTTCGGTTCTTGCTACTTGAGTAACTAACGTGAACCCACGATGGCGCAGTATCAGAGCCAAATTCCCAAATGAGTTGGTCAAAGTCTAAATTGTCCTTAATCCAATGGAACAACACATCGTTGCCTGCTTCGCACTTGAGGTCGGCAGCTTGCCCTTGAACGTGCTGCGAGGTCTTTGCTCCCCCTACTTTGCTATTCACCGCAGGGCTGCGGTATGCACTCGTTACTTTCACCGCACCCAATGCGTCTCTTGTGGGTTGTAAGACGTTTTCTGCAAGCGCACGGAGGTTGGGTTCCAAGTGCTTGGGTAAAGCGTTAGGAAGCCCTGTTTTTGTAGCAGTCAGTTCTGCGAGGCTAAAGTTCTTGGTCATTTGAATGTGTCGTATGTTGCACTAAAGGGAAACTTCAGAACTACCTGCCTTGACTTTTGTAAGGCTTGGAGTAGTTCTTACTCGCTTTATTGGCAGATGCACTCTTGGAGTGCTTGCCTCGCTTCTTGCTTTTGCTGATGCGGTTACTTACCGCCTGTTGCTTTGCCATCTTCTTTTGGGTCTTTTAGGAACATCAATGCAAACGCACCTACCATGAACGCACTCATCTCCGTGAGCGTGGCCTTCTCGTAAAACACAAGCACAAAACAAAGGCCGATGATTATCAGCCCAAGTAGAGTAGTCTTCGGGTTACCGAAGATGCGCTCAATTAGCATCTTTGTCCTTCTTGTAGTCCCTTCGCCACTTCCAAAGAGTGTACGCAAGTGAGGTTACAAGTACGGCTAAACCCAACGCTTGATGGGCGTAGCTTACGAGAAGTCCTGCTCCCGTTAAAGACCAAGACGTTAAAACGCTATCGGTAGATTCTTTTGTCATCACTCACCAAACTCAATCGTTGGCAGTTTGTGAAGTTCCTCCAATGCCTTTACGATGTTGGTGACCTCAATTAAGTTAAAGCAGCCCTTTGCGATGGCGATGTTCAACGCTTCGGTCGTGACTTGTAGTGCTACTGAATGCTCCATTAGAAGGGCAAGGGCGTGTTGACGGGTGAAACGGGGGGATTGATTTGTGAATCAATTTGGCCTTGAATACAAGCCTCAAGATTAGCAACGCCATCAACGCCAAGTTCCTCTTGAACCCAACCGATAACGATTTCATTCGTGAGGTCAGCGTAAGGGATGAACTCCGATACTGATTCGGTTGAGAATCGTGCGGTGCTTGATAGGCTTGCGGTGTACTCGCCATCAACGCCAACCACTTCGTAGTTTGCGATTACAACGTAGTCAGATTCGGTGCCGATGGTTTCGGTGTAAAGGGCAGTTACTGCCCAAGTGTAAGTTGTCATTATGCTTTTAGTAAGATTTTGTATGCAGTTCCGTTGATGCGAACACTCCAAGTTGTATCTGATACGACTACTTCGGTTGTAATTGCTCCTGCGTTGTGGCCTGCGCTGCCGAATACACATTGGTTGTCTGCGGTTGAAATTGCGTCCCGACCTAAAACAACACTTCCGCTAAAGTTATTTGTTGAAGCACCATAACCAATAACGGTATTACTATTTCCCGTTGTTTGGTCTGTTCCTGCATCACCACCTGCGTCATACCCTACAAACACATTTTGGCTACCTGTGGTATTTGTATAGCCTGCGTAAGCACCTAAAACAACATTATCAGCACCCGTAGTATTTGCCGCAAGTGCTACATATCCTACTGCCGAATTTGCGTTGCCTGTTGAAAGTTTTAACGCTCGGTAACCAACTGCAGTTCCTTCCACCCCACTCGTGTTTGTATAGGCAGCCTCAAAGCCTACGGCGGTGTTGTTGGAGGCGGTGTTAAATAGTAAAGCAGTTACACCAACTGCAGTATTATTACTGCCTGTTGTAAGTGTTTGCATACAAGAATCACCAATAGCGATATTATTAGTACCTGTTGTATTACCAACCATTGCACCTCCACCCAAAGCAGTGTTGCCCGTACCTGTTGAATTTGCAACCAAAGCAGCGTTGCCCAACGCAGTATTGTTACTACCCGTACTCAAGCGCAACGCTTGGTAGCCTATAGCAGTTATACCCGTTCCACTCGTGTTGGTTGTTGCGGCTTCAAAGCCTACGGCTACGTTGTTAGATGCGGTGTTGTTCAGTAAAGCGGAACGACCAATAGCCGTGTTATTGCTTGCCGTTGAAACTACTGCTAAAGCCGCAGTACCAACCGCAGTATTAGCACTTCCTGTTGTATGGGCTTGTAATGCGCTAACCCCAAATGCAGAATTAAGAGTACCCGTAGTGTTTGAAGTTAAAGCATTTAATCCGACCGCAGCGTTGTTTGCACCCGAAGTATTGCTATCTAAAGCAGCATCACCAAAGGCCGTGTTCGTTGTAACCGCCCCTGCGCCATAGTTGGTCAAAGCCGTAGATGATACAAGCAAAGGCAAATCGTTGCCTAATCCATCAGACAAACGCTTGAGCGTTCCCGTGATTGGCCCGTTATCACCTACCTTGATAAGTGAGTCGTAAGTATCCTGTGGGGTTGTCCCCGTTAATGTTGTTCCCATTTCTAATTATTCCAAGTTGTTGACCAAGTATTCCAAATTTCTTCTATCAACTGCCAAGCACCTTGCTCGTTGTTGCCGTAAAGGTTAGTAGTAGGATGACCATAAGACAATGGCTGAACCATACCCCAAGAGATACTATTCGTTGCTGCTGCTTGACCCCAATAGATGTCATTGTTTGCTGCTCCTTGTCCCCAATCGCCTTGAACTC